TATTTATAGGAGATATAACCATGCCTTGTGGAAAAAAGCGTAAAGGTAAAGGCGGAAAGGGTAAGAAATGAGTCAAGTAGCCCTTAGACATGCTGGCGGTAGGCCTACGAAGTATAAACCTGAAATTATACGCAAAGCCCGCGACTACCTGAGCAACTATAAGGATTATGACGACGAGGTGCCTAGTATCTCAGGACTAGCAATAGCTCTTAATATACATAGAGATACAATCCACTCCTGGTTACATGATGATGAAAAGAAAGAGTTTTCCGACATAATTACCTCAATAATGACCACACAAGAGCATGCTTTAATCAATTCAGGCCTGTCATCCAAGTTTAATTCCAATATAACCAAGCTCTTACTGAGCAAGCATGGATATCATGACAACCAAGACAAGAGCCCTAGCATCACTGTGAACGTGTCCAGAGACAGGGTAGAAATAGAGACACAAGGCCAGACTCTCACGCTAGACAGCACACAAGAGGGCACAGACAAGACTTAAGCCCTACCCTGTAGGGTAGCATGGGTCAGGGTGAGTTAAGGCCTGTACGGTGCCATGTGGAGGCTCTGACAAGGGCTAGAGCTGACAAGTAGGGGGGGTGGGTTGAAGGCAGGTGGGGGCTGAGGTGATGAGACTCCTATAGCACCACACTCACTAGACCAGTTTCTACACAAGTTTCACACACAATCCTTGACTAGATTTAGGATTATCGGCACTATATAGCCCTTAATGACAAATCTACCGAGGGTTAAACCGATGAATTTTTCTGATTTACTGAATGAAGCAGGGCTTACTAAGACTCAACTGGCTGAGAATCTGGGTGTGCAGAAATCCACCATCTCAGCTTGGAAAGGCTCACCCCCACAGTACGTCATTTGGGGATTGTTGAATTATATCGAGGCTCGAGACTACCGGACTCTCGCAGCAGAGATTAGGAAGATGATAAAATGACCCCTTCAGAAATAGCCACTCTTTTCCACCAACAATTCGGTCATGTCAAAATAGATACCGGGCAGAAAATCTTGATACTTTGTCTGGATGAGTACTTGCGTGAACGTCATAATTTAGAGGACTACATAAAGGGGTTGTTATGAAACACCAAGCCTCAGTTGAACGATACATCGCTGCTATGGTGGAGTGGTGGATGGACGAAGACGAAATAAACGACTTCCACAGGTACATGTTCAAAACCCACGGTGAGACGTTAAACCAGTTAATTGAAGATGAAATAATGGAACCTTATCCATTGGATTCCTAGGAGATAATAATGGCAATAGCTTATATAAGAGAATACGCCCGACTGGTCGGGGATGCGGACGGTAATCCGATGCAGGTCGGTCATGAAGACGGTAATCGGACGAACCAGAAAGTCACGTTTACTGCTGGTGCGACAGCGAGTGCCGCTTTCCAGTCAGATACGAAGTTTATCCGTGTCTACACCGATACTGCGGGGTATATGGAGTTCGGTGCCGCCCCTACAGCAACGACAGCCGATGACATTCCCATCGCTGCTACAACCCCCGAGTATTTCGGAGTGGTCGGTGGTCAGAAAGTGAGTATAGTCGCATGATGGGACCTAATAAGACACATTTTCGAACCGTCCAAGTCCCTTCGGGGGTGACAGACCTCCATTCCTTGATGCTTTTCATGGATGACAAGGCTAAATACTCCAAATATGTCAAAGAACTGACTGACTTAGCCAATGAAATCAACGAAGCCATCGAAACGGTTGGAAAAGCAAAAGACATTGAAGGTCTTTTAGCGTCAGCTCAGGAAAAGTCCGACAAAATGGACTTGATTGAGTCTTCAGCACAGGAAAAAGCCACTTTAATAGTAGGAGAAGCCGAAGCTAAAGCGAGAACCATGCTCAACGACGCTTCAGAACACTCTGACGAGCTTCTAACCGAAGCCCAGACCTACTTAAACAGTGCCAAAAACAAGGACTCTGAGTTAAAGTCGAAAGAAACCTACCTAAATGCACAGGAAAAAGACCTGGTTTCACGCGAGACCTCTTTAGAGAAACGACTTGAAGACTGTGCTAAGAGAGAAGCTGAAATCGAGAAAAAGAAGGCTCTTTTGGCTCAACTTTGAACATAAATCTCCCGAATAACTGGAAACCCAGACAATACCAAGCTCCTTTATGGAATGCTTTAGCAGACGGTGTTAAACGAGCGGTATGCTGTTGGCATCGTCGTAGCGGTAAAGATGATGTGATGATGCACCACAACGCCTGTGCAGCGTTTGAGAGAGTTGGGAACTACTGGTATCTCCTACCGGAGTATAATCAGTGCCGGAAGGCAATTTGGGACGCTGTCAACCCTCATACTGGGAAAAAGCGGATAGACGAAGCCTTCCCGGAAGAAATCAGAGCCAAAACCCTGACAAACGAGATGAAAATCGTCTTCGTCAACGGCTCGACATGGCAGTTAATGGGGTCAGACAACTACGACGCACTCGTAGGCTCTCCCCCTATAGGGCTGACGTTTTCAGAATACGCCCTGTCAAACCCCTCCAGTTGGGGTTTTTTAAGGCCTATCCTTCTGGAAAATGGGGGATGGGCTGCTTTTAACTCCACTCCGAGAGGGAAGAATCATTTTAAACGACTCTGTGATATGGCGGAGGAATCAGAAGACTGGTTCTTCCAAAGTCTGAATGCGAACCAGACCTCAGTCTTTTCTCATGTACAGTTGGAAAACGAACTCAAAGAACTACAGAGCGAACACGGAGAGGCGTATGGTAAAGCCCTCTGGCTACAGGAGTATTTCGTTAGCTTTGAAGCCGCCCTACCGGGTGCTATTTGGGGTGAAGAACTCACAAACCTGACCGCTCAAGACCGGATAACAGAAGTTGACTACGATCATGACTATCCCGTGTTTACCGCGTGGGATCTGGGTTATGACGACGACACCGCTATTTGGTTCTATCAGGTCATTGCCGGTGAAATCAGAATTATAGATTACTACGCGAACAACTTTAAAGACGTACCCTTCTACGCTCAAATCTTGAGAGACAAAGGGTATGAGTACGGCCTTCACTGGGTGCCACATGATGCACGTCCCAAAACGCTAGCCGGTGGCGGTAAGTCAATCTACCAACAGTTTCTAGCAGAGGATGTAGGGAATTTTGCCATCGTCCCCTCACTAGACAAGGAAGACGGGATTCAGGCAGCGAGAGCGACTTTGAAACAGTGTTATTTTGACAAAGACAAATGCGGAGACGCAGTAGAGCATTTAAAATCTTACCGAAGATCTTATGACGAAGTTAAAAAGACCTTCTCTGTCCAACCCGTCCATGATGAACACTCTCACGCGGCAGACGCTTTTCGTTATTTAAGCCTGACATGGAGACAGTCAAAGTCCCAAGTCCCCGAAATGACTGCAAGTGAAAAACTACACAAAGGAAATATCACACAGATGAATTTTGGTTCCCTGAAAAAAGAATTTCTAGCTAAGAAACGGGCGGAACGCAATGAGCATTGAAAGCTGGATAGAAGAAATCAAGTCTGCCAAAAAACGAGACAAAGACTTCCGTAAAGACGGTGAAGAAATACTGGAAATATACTCCGGTGAAAAAGAAACACCGTTTAATATTCTCTATTCTAATACCGAGACTTTACTGCCAGCAGTCTTCTCACAAGTCCCCCGTCCCGTTGTACAACGTCGTTTCAAAGACGAAGACCCACTAGGGCGTTACGTCTCAGAAGCATCTCAGAGAATGTTAGAGTATCTGGTCGATACAGACGTTGATGGATATGACAAGTTTGAAGACTCTGTAAGCGCCGCTGTACTGGACGGACTCCTCCCCGGTCGTGGCGTTACGTCTATTAAGTACGACTCAGACGATGACGTTAGTTGGGAGACCGTGTGTACTGATTCTCGTCAGTGGAATCGTGTTTACTTTGGTTACGCTAAAAAATGGATAAATGTACCCTGGATAGCTTATGAAGAATACCTTGATAAAGAAGAAGCAAAAAGACTCTTTGGTAACAAAGTTAATAAACTTACTTTTACCGAAGGTGAAGAAAAAGAAGATCACGAAGAAGAAGAAACCGAAGACCAAGGTAAAAGGAAAACAACCCTTATCTACCAAATCTGGGACAAAGAAGACAAAAAGATAAAATATCTTTCTCCTAATTATAAAGATGGATTCTTGAGAGAAGATGATGATCCTCTCGGTCTTACGGGTTTTTTCAACTGCCCCGAACCTATAACTTTCTTACAAAAGAACGATCTCGTCCCTAAGGCTATTTATAAGCTATACGAGCAGCAGGCAAAAGAACTCAACAAGATACAAATGCGGTTAAATCGTGTCATAGATGCGATTAAAGTCAGGGGCGTTTATGACGGTAATTTAGGAGAGGAAATAGAAAATCTCCTGAAAGAAAGCGACAACGCTCTCGTACCCACAGACAAGACTTCTGCCTTACTTGATGGTGGTCTGGATGCCGCTATCTGGTTCCTGCCGCTTAATGAATTAATGCAGGTCGCTCAAGCCCTTTTGCAAGCAAGAGAAGCAACCAAACGAGTCATATACGAAATCACAGGCATATCAGACATCGTCAGAGGTCAGTCAATGGCCTCCGAGACTCTTGGCGCTCAGAAGATTAAAGAAGCATGGGGCACGATGCGGTTAAAGAGACTTCAGAAAGAAGTCCAACGCTACGCCCTTGATACCATGCGGTTGATGTTAGACATTGCAGTTAAGAAGTTCTCAGCAGAGTCATGGGCAAAAATGACCGGACTTCCTTACCCGACTGCTGAACAAAAACAACAAGCTCAGCAAATGTTACAAAGGATGCAGGAACAGGCACAGATGCAGGCTCAAACACAGCCTCAAACACAGCCTCCCGCACCTCCTCCACAACCAGATCCAAAACTTTTACAAGCCGCCCAACTGCCTTCATGGGAAGAAATCCTGAAAGTCTTGAAAGACAACTACTCCCGTAGTTACAGAGTAGACATCGAGACTAATTCTACGTTAGATGTAGAAGCGACCGAAGACAAACAGCTGGTCGGGGATTTCATGAACGCCATGGCTCAGTTCCTAAATGGCATGGGGCCACTGATTGAAAAACAAATCATGCCCTTCGGTGCAGCGAAGTCTATGATGCTTTCCATAGTAAAACGCTACAGGTTTGGACGTGAAGTCGAGGATGAATTAAAGGCAATGAAAGAGCCGACTCCTCAACAGTCACCTGAAATGCAGCAGGCACAAAAGAAGCTCCAGCAGGATCAACAAAAGTTTCAGGATGAACAAAAGAGAGTTGGAGAAGAACTTGACCAACGTGCTAACAATCTGGCACAGGAAGAAATGCAGTTCAAATACGACAAGCAACTTGCTAAAATGCAGCTAGACTTTGAGGCAAAGATTAAAGACGCCCAACAGAATATGAACGAAGTCGAAGCCAAATCCGACTTAAAGGAAATGATCATAAAACATAAATCAGACGTACAAAGTATGTTGGACAAACAGGTTTCCAGAGTAGAGTCTTGTATGTCTAAACCCGAAAAACCGAAAGAAACAAAAGCACCTGAAATTAACATTGTGAATCAAATGCCAGACGGCAATAAATCAATCAAGATCGAACGTGAGAACGGCATGATCTCTGGAGCGACCGTTGGCGATTGATGTACAACCCGGAGAACGACCGGGAAAAATCCCAGTTGTTACTGTTGTTCTTGAGAACGGGCAGCACCTTCCTCTATATGCGCTTACGGATTCATCCGGGGTAGCGATAGACTCGGACAACGCTTTACCTGTCAATGTAGGCGGGACAGTATCGCTAGCTGTGGAGCAATCGACGGCGCAGGCTACGGAAGCCCGCGTGATGGACGAAACAACGGCAGGACTTTTATCAAATATCTTAAAAGAGATTAAAATTATGAATTTACATTTATCAATGATGACAGATAACGAGATTACAAAAGCGGAGATAGACTGATGCCAGAAACAATTAAATCAGGTTCTAGCGGTTATGTCGCTAAGGTTGATGAATTTGAAGACTTACACACATTCTCAACCCAAAGAACAGAAGCCGCAAAGAATACAGTAGACGGCAATACCTTTTGGCTGGCATCTGGTTTCGTATCCTTAACAACCACCGGCTCTTATTCAGGGATATTCTACGTTAAGAATACACACGACACCGATAACTTAAACATTGATTTTCTAAGAACCTGTAACTTCGATCCGGCTCAGTGGCAGTTATACAGAAACTCCACCACAGGTACCTTAATCAGTGGTGGCACAGCAGTCACTCCGGGTAATGCTAACTTTGGCATTAATACACCATTAACGTCTACTGTACTCGGTGGCGCTGATGGAGACACAATCACAGACGGCGCTATAGTAGCGCAATGGATTAACGGTGCAGGTCATTCTGTTCAGAACTTTCAGGGGACTATAGTTCTTGCTCCGGGCAATTCCTTGTCACTTAATTGTAAACCCACTGCCGCAACAACTGTCTGCGTAACCGCGATGGCGTGGCAATCGGAGAACAGATAATGATTATTAATGACCCTAATGGTAAAGCCGCAGAAGTCACACCAGACGGACGGGTAAAAACTCTTGCCGCATCTGAACCATTTATGCACGCTATGTCTGAAATCGGCAAGGCGTGGACACTTCCATTCACTCAAACGGGTGCTGCAAATACGACTGATAACGCTGTCTTTCATTTTGAGAATACCTCAGACGAAGCCTTTGATATTCATAAAGTCGTTGTATCAAGTGCAGAAGCAGGAAGATGGTCAGTTTACACCGGACGGACTTATTCTTCTGGTGGTACTGCTTTATCTTTAGCTCAATTAAATACTGGCTCAGGCAAGACTCAAGATATGACCTCTTACTACGGTACAGGTCTTACTTTAGCAGGCACAGCTACATTGATAATGACGTGTAGACTTGGGGCAAATAACCCACATGATATGCTTAATAGCACAGAGGCACTTCAGATAGAGCCGGGCGGATTATTCGAGGTGAGATTCCAAGCGGATGCCGGTAATAACGTCATGGCTGTGAACATCATCACGCATGGCGTGGAGCCTTGGGAATAAATGCCGGTTCAATCCCGAATAGTTGATGCCGATGGTAATCCGTTAGCCTTAGTCCATTTTGACAATGGAAGTAGTCCCGACCATTACCATCTTCCCGTTATAGGCCCAGGATTTGAA